CCATATAAAGCCGGGGCCACATCATGCGCCCAGCCTTAATGCGCGCCTCCGGGTCAGACCGCCCAATAAGCTGCACGCGACACCCCAAACCCTCCAGCGTCTTCTTCGCGTTCGTGCCGCTGGTCGGATGATGCTGCACCGCGTCATGCGGTAGCCAATCAGTGCCCCACTTGTAGCCCAGACGATCCATCGCGGCGATCATGGCGGCATACGTGATATGCGACTCTTCCAGATAGTTGATCACGTTCAATGCGCTCGGGTGCGGCTTCTGCACCATCACCACGACCATCCGGTCGTTCCAGCCCAGATCCCACGCGCGATGCACCGGCAACCGTGGATCATAGGGCACTGGCCGGAACCGGCGTTCAGTGATCATCTCGACCACCTCGGCGGCGTAGATCGCGCCAGCAACAACGGTACGGGGGCGACCGTCCCAGATGTTGGCATACTCATGCTTCGAGTAGATCAGGTCATACTGGCGTAGACGCTCATTCTCCTCCGACATCCAACCGCACGCGACAGCATCGCGCCAGTTCATCTCCACCACCATCGCGCCAGGCGGCGGATTGACCACAAAGCGTTCCCACACCTCGTCCGTGTCCATATCCGGATTAAACGACACCCACGCCTCCGCGCCCTTCGTGCGGAACAACGTCGGCAGCGCGATCTGAAAACTCCTGCGCGTAATGGACTGCGCTTCCTCAAACCAGAAGATGTCAAAAGCCTCGTAGCTTTTCATAGATTCAGATGTCTGATCCGATAAACCAGCAAACCGAATCAGCGTGTTGTTCCGCGTGCCTCGAATAGCATTGTCAGTGACGGTGTATCGATCGCCATAGCCTAGTTTGCGTATCTGATCCTGAAGCAATAGATGCACAGAATCAGTCAGCGACTTCTGCACTTCACGAAGACACAGAATGCGCAGCGACTGGTCGATGCCAAGCGATAACAGCGACGCGCCGAACGAGGTTGACTTGAGACTAGCACGGCCGCCGTAAGCAACCTTGTAGCTGTGCATGTCCAACAGGAACTTCAGCTTGCGCGGTAGCTGAAGGCGAAAGACCTTCTCGTTCAGTTGTTGGAGCGCTGCGCTCATGCAGGTATTCTCATCCACTCACAACCGATTACATCAAGCGGCTTATAACTTCTCAGCCCTACGCAGGAAACATCAACCCATCGCCCCCCATGCCAACCGCCCAGCAGATGAAACCACCCAAATGTCTGGGTGCTTGGCATGAGTTCACGTTTGCGAATCAATAGCGTCGGGCCTTTAGGGGCATTCGTCCAATCGGATTGCCAGGTCATCCCACCACTGGTGGCTGCGGCGCCTGCGTAGGCTGCATGGTAACAGGCGCCGCCTGGGTTGCCATCGCCGCAGTCTGCGCCTTCAGTTCCGCCTCTCGTTGCGCAGCAGCCGCCTTCGCCTGCTCTTCGGCAGCGTCCACCTTCGCCTTATCCTCTTCTTCCGCCTGCGCGTTCAACGCCTCACGCGCCGCCGTAGCCTTGGCCACCGCTTCCTTCGCTGCCGCCTCGTGCGCCATCACCTCGTCCTCAGTGATGCCAGGCGCGACCACAGGCTTCGCGTTCTTCGCCTCGCCAACCGGGTCAATGCCAAGCTGGGCTACCAGATCCATCGCCACCGCCTCGTCGGTCCAATGCCGATGCTCGCGATGCGCGGTTAGAACCGCAACAATGCACTCCATGTTATTCATCGTGTTTGCTCCTTCATGATACAAACGAGAGAAGCGCTGTAACTACAGAAATTGCAGCGAAAACAGCGGCAATGACAGCGAAAACAAGCGATGCACTAGCTAGCCTATCAGGCCACTTCACGTCGAATCTGGGCTCGCTTGAAGTCGTCACCCTTTAAACTCCACGTCATTCACTAAACGCGGGCGAAACCGTTCAGGTTCCCGTCGATCATGCTCAACCGCCGGTGCCGCATCCCCAACGAGTTCAACGATCAACCGTGTGTTGACATCCGTCGTTCCGCTGTTCTCCAGCTTGTCCTTCTGATCCAACATCTGCTTGCCGAGCCAAATCTGCATGGTCGGGTTGCCGTTCTCGGCATTCTGCCATTGAAACCGGCGCAGTGCGGCCTTGCCACCCTCCCGCCCTCGATCAATGACTTCCTTTAGCGTTGGATCTTCCCTTAGATGCCTGTAAAAAGTGTTGCGATTGCAACCAAGCAAAGCCACGATTTCTTCGTTCGTGCAGCCGATGCGCGCGGACCTCTCGACAAGCCCCATGTCGATCTCAAGATACTGGCCACCAGCCTCCCTTTGAAAGTCCGTTATCGGCTCACTTGGCACCTCGGGCACCCCGGCCTTCATCGGTCGCCCAGCCTCGTATTCGTGCCGATATGCGTAATGCGTTGTGCATAAACCGCGCGCTGATCCCGGCGTGTTCGCCTCACGCTCGCAACCGACAACCCGGCATATGCGCTTCGGCTTGTCGCTCATCGGTTGATCAACCCCCGCGCCTTACGCTTCGGCAGCTTGCGCTTCCCGGCCTTCTTATCGGCAGCCACAAAGTCCTTGCCTACCGACGCCGGAACGCCGCCATAGCCGCCTGGCGTGTGCGCAGCGGCGCGCATCAGATTTTGCTGGGACTTAGAGACGGATGGCATCTACTTCTTCCGCTTAGCACGCCGCTTCTTCGGCGCCGCTCGATTGATCAAACCCGGGGACATCATGGCCGCCTCTTGTGCATTGTGCCACGCCGCGTTGCGCGGTTGCCGCTCACTGTCCGCAGGATGTGGGTTCTTGAGGCCAGCGGCGTACTTGCCAATGCGAGGAGCGGGGACGGCCATCAGATCGCCCCCGCATTCCGATGGATGGTTACGAAATTAGCAACCGCAACCCGCGCCACTTCCAGCCAATTGGTGCCATCAACACCATACGCCCTAGCCTTTGGAATTTGCGGGCCAATAACCGAGTACTTAGCAAGCCACTCACCAACCGCCTTACTGCCCCCCGCACCAAACCGCTTTCTGGCCCTAACAGAAAGAGTAGAATACGACGGATCATCCAGCCATTCCTGCACCAGGACAGCCATTTCTACATCGCCCTCGCTCATGAGCGACGCCCTTAAGGGCAACAGATGCTCGCGCACCTTCGCCACACCACGCTCGATATCAACAAGCCATGCCAGCGCATCATCAATGCGCTTCGTGTCAATGGATGCCGCAGGAACCGGACTCGTCGGCTCTTTGGGCTTATCGACGCACCAACTCCACATCATATGACTACGCTCCGCCGCCCATTCCCACAGGCGTTGGGCTCTTCGAAGCACCGAACCCAGCCGCGAACTGATCGTCGGCCGCGCCCTCGGACGACTTGTCCGCTTGCATAATGTCCATCGCTAACTTCAGCGCCGCGCCTATCGAATCGGCAGGTTGGCCAGCGCTGCCAGTAGCACCGCCGCCTCCTCCACCACCGTTACCCCCACCAGCGCCCATAGCATCGCCCATAGCATCATCGTCGTCCTCACTCATGTCAGCGCCACCGCCGCCGCCGCCATCGTCAGGCTCATCGCCAGCGTAGACCATGTAAGTGCCGTCAGGCGCCTTGCTGATCGTGACGACAACATCACCGCCGCTGTCGTCGCCCGCGTCAGGCGCAGGCGCATCGCCAGGCCCAGCGCCGCCAGCCATGGCCCCGGGGTCAGGCGGCGGCATCACACCAGCGCCGGGAGGAGGAAGCGCCATTTCAGGGCGCCGTGGTGACGGGCGGTACGGCAGGCATGACGCCAGGGATCGCCTCTAGCTTCGTGCCAATCTCGTTCAACGCATCAACCTGCGCCTGCGTGATGGTATCGCCAGCCGACATCTGGGCAGTGAGGGCGGCAACATCGGCCGCCACGGCAGCCACATCCGCAGAGATGCGAGCGGTTGCGGCATCAAGCTGTGCGCTGAGAGACGTGCTCATGGTTTTTATCTCCGTGTAAATCCGTTGAAGTTCAGGAGCGATTGCCCTGACAACAGCCTCTGCGATCGAGTGGATGAAATGCAAAGGCATAAGTCCTTGATATCGTTAACGGCGCTGTGGCTGTCCGCGCCTATCTGTGCCGGTCTGGTTCGCTGTCGGACCCATTATAGAGGACCGCGCGGGAGTTGCGATCTAGGCTGTTCACCACAACCACCTCAGATTGTATTTCTCAACCACCAGTTACGTCCGATAAGTTCTTGTTTGCGGACGGAACCTATCGCAACGCCCGACCCACTGCCGCATCCGAACCCGGCCGCACCCTCTCGGCACGATCGATAGACGTGGTCAGCTTCGCGCGCTGCTTGTCATCCGTGTGACCCTTGAATAGGTGATCACACACGCGATCGATGTCGGCCTGAACGCCAGTCGAGGGCGTCTCGCTGCCATCGTCTTCTGGAAGACGCGACACCAACTCGCGGACCATCGCGATCTCGCCTTGAAGCTGATCAATTGTAGTCTTTAGAAAACTGATCTGCTTAGCAGTTTCAATAACATGCATCGATGCCAGACGCTCCTGCAAATCATGCCACTCAGGATCGCCAAGAGGATTGGACCGCGACGGCGGTTCTGGCTCATTCGCCGCAGATCCATCATCGTCTGACCACTTAACCACCTCGCCCTCCCAAGCCTCCCAAGCGCGCCGGTTCTCTTCTACGGTCATCACGCCACCAACTCCACCGCATCGCGCCGAAAGCTAAACTCTCGATCGATCTCTGCAAAGAACAACAAGACGCGATCTTTATTAGAACGCTTGCAGATACCAGTGAGATGCGAAAAGTGCCCCTCGCGCGCACGCGCCTTATCATCAACCTTCAGCTTGTGCGCTAAAACCTGGCGCTCTACCACGAAGGTAGCCTCGCATTCGGCCCTCAGACGCTCCACGGCGGCATCGGGAACGTTGGCTGGCATTCTAGTGGTGGGCGACAACAGAAAGCGCCCAACCTCGCCACAACCCTGCCGTGACGTAGCGTCGCGCCCCCACTCAATCGCATTCACGTCGAAGCGCGCCAACGTGTAGCCTACCAACGCCGCCACCTCGTGCCGATCGGCACCGTGCCAGCGTTCAATCATCAACGGGAGGTAGGTTTCCATGCCGAGACGACGAAGTGCCAAATCGGCTTGTCGCTCGAAACGCGGGCGGGCGTGGAATACGTGCCATCGAATGCCGCTGCGGGGCAAAAATCGCGTCTCAGTGCGATTTACCCCACTGTCTGAGGATAACTTACCCATTTCGCGAATGTCAAGCCCCATGATGGTCTCCTGTGCCGCGCCGTGGCGACAAAACCGCAATACGCCGCGTGGTTCGATTTGGGGTGGCCACCACACGAGCCGCCTCGTCTGGTGTAATTGCCATCTCAACCCTGAGTTTTCTGGCCTCTTCCTCAGTCAGATGCGGGTCCACCCATGCGCGTCGCCGCACATTAGCCACCGCGACATCGAGCAACGGAATTACCCGGTCAACAGAGTGCTTGACCCATTCCGAAGCGCCTTCCTCGACCAGCAGAAGCTGGAAAAGCTCGGTTTCCACTTCCTTCGCTGATTCCGGTCTGACCTGCACAAAATAAACCATCTCTATTTTCAGAGATGCTGCACGCGACGCCAAGTTAGAAGTCATACCAGCCTTAACCCGGCCGGTAGCCGATTGCCCCACGTAAACAAACGCCTCGCCAGTGGCGGTGCCCACATGACCAGAGGTAATCTTGGCTCTAACCCGCTTCGCCGCCCATTGAGCCGGCATTCGTCCTTTGTCAGGACTGCGATGGCGTTTGTTTAAAGCTGCGGACAGCCCATTCATTGGTTTGTCAAGCCTTTCCAAAATTGTATATACGACATCCTGACACCCTACTGACATAACAGTACTGCTGCCATTCATTCTCAATCATGAGACTTGACTGAGTAGGGCCAACGGCCCTACAACACTCGAACGGCCAAGACGAGGAACGGACCAATGACCTACAGCACCACAACCTACCGGACGCTTCGCAACACTCGCCTGCTGGATAAGGGCGAATTGGATGGAAAGCGGTTCATTCGGTGCATTCCTCCGCATGGTCTTTCGGCTTCTGAGCGGACTGAGGTTGTGTTGCTGGCTCTGCGTGAGATTGGGGAGCCTGGGCTTTGCTTGGCGAGTAATCCTGACTTTGGTGGGGATTACCTGCGGGTCGAAACCCACACCGCTACGTATGCCCTCGTCTGCCAGATGCTTTCCTAACAACCACCCCGAGGCGATCAAGCCAGGGCAACAAGGAACCGGAAAATGACCAACCAGATAACCACCGAAGAACTCGCAGCCCTGCAAGCCTTTGCCGCCGAGAGTGGTCGTTGCTGGAAGCGTGATCTGATGAACACCTACTGGTACAACGCTCGCATCTGGCGCGACGCAGACGGCTCCACGTTCCACGGCTCGGTGCTGCACGGGCTTCGCAATCGCCTTGGCGCTTCGTGGCTTGTTGGTTTCAAGCTTCCCACCACCCAGACGGAGGGCTGAGCGATGACCCAAGAAATCGCAATGGTAATCTACCCGCAAGGATCGCGTTGGCTTTGGCATATCACGGTCGATGGCGTGAAGCAGGCGCAAGACACGCGGCGCGCTTATGGGACGCTCAGCGGCGCAGTCGCTGCCGCGCGACAGGCGCACATCGACTACATGGCTCGCTTCGCGCCAGTGGAGGGCTGACCAATGACCATCACCTACGAAGCCACCCAAGAACGCCCGAACTACTGGGACGGCCTGCGCCACGATCGGCGCGCTGACGATGGTCGCAATGGCGACTGGCGCATGTCGCACACCCGGGTGGCTCGCGAGTGCGCGACGCTGGAGGACGCCGAGAAGTATGCGCGTCGCATTCTGGGCCAGCGGCCGGGGGTGCCGGTTGAGATAACCCGGCGCGAGAGAGATTTTTACCAAGTGACAGTCGTCGCCAGGGTGTCGCGTGACGCGTTGGGGCGCACTTGGACTGACATTTTGCAGTGGGAGGTTTGAGCGATGGCCAAGCTTGCAATCCCCACGATCCACATGAACGGCACTGCGGCCCAAGACCTCCTTTCCGACATCTGCGCTGCGCTTGAAGCTATTCGTAACGCTGAAGAGGCGATGAAGGCCGTCTGCCCGAACGGTCGCGATTATTACCCGCAGGGGCCAGACGCGATCCAAGAGGCGCTCCGACAGCACGCCAATCGCCTGCACAACCTCAGAGCCGTCTATTCCGAACTGGAAGAGATCGGCGAAGCGATCACCAGTTGACACCCACCGAAATCCGCTCCCGCCGCCTGTCCTTGGGGCTAACCCAGGGGCAGGTTGCGCGTTTGATCGGGGTGGATGCGCGTACGTGGAGGAGGTGGGAGATGTCCACCCCCACGCTACAGCCCCCCAGAACGTCGGAGACGGCGCCCAGCGTCTCCTCCGCCCGTTGTATGCCAGAACCGGTCCAGCGCCTTCTACGCCTCTGTGAGCGCCCGGAGGTGAGGGGGTGGCTGGAGGAGGAGATTGCTCAAAACTGACTGCGCACTTTTGAGCAATGAGCAATCCAGTCACGCCGCCACCTTCGGATCGTGCAGAAACGCGAACTCGGAATCCACCGCCCAATCGTGGGCGTAGCCTTCCGATCGTTGGACGGTTGACCGAACGCGTGCGCCGGGGAAGTGAACCTTGGCCTGGTAAGTGACTTCCAGCGTCGGGAGGACATTGGCCAACTCTTCCATCGTCCAAACGACACGCTCGCGCGCGGCTCCCTGGTCGTGCTGGAGGGCGCTGGCCTCCGCAAAGGTCCGACACACCACCAGCACGCGCCCATCGGCCAGCGGGGCTTCCCAGTGGTCGCCTGGATCGATGCGCGCGTGTCCCCTCGCCTCCGCTTCAGCCTCCATGGCGCGAATGGCCTGGGCGATCTTTGGGGCGAGACGCTCGACGGCGGCGGCGTCGCCATGGGCGATGGCTGTGGCATAGCGTCGCCAGCCTTCTCTCCAGTTGGTCAACGTGCCGGCACTCACGAGGGACTCCAATCTAGCCACGCCCCAGCGTAGCTCAGCTGCCCGCGCCACGGCGTCGGTGGGAACGATGGCTACCTGGATGCGATCGTGGTCGGTGGGGGTCACGGTGTTTTCCTTCCCAGAATTTCCTGCCACTCGGCGTTCACCTTGGCCCGCCACTCCTCCATCGCCTGCTTGGTCCATGGGCGCAGGTTACCGATGGCTGGTCCGGTCAAGCCGCAGCAGCAGGCGTCGTTCTCGTTGTCTGGCCAGAAGAGGCAATCGGGGTGGTGGGTGAGGTCGGTCATTGGGCGCGCTTCTTACTAACGCGTTTGCCTGGCGCCTTGCATCGATCACACCGGCGACGCGGCCATCTGAACGAGCTAGCTGTCGTCACCACGAAGGTTACCCCGCACCGTGGGC